GGAGAGTCTACCGAGGCATCGGGAGAACCTACGTTGGCGGACTTACAGGCTCGGCTTGAAGCATCTGAGGCCAGTAACAAGAAACTAGAGAATGACCTCAGGTCGGAGCGGGGCCAGCGGAATAAGGACCAAGCCTTTCAGGAATTGGCAGAGGATGTCGGGGGTATTAAGGCTCAGTTGGCTGCCATCGCTAACCGTACTGCTAGTGGAGAAACTGAGTCTTTGCCTGCCGACTTTGCCGAGATAGACCAGAAGAAGGCTGCCACTACTGCCACTCGTAACTGGCAGAGTAACTACGAAGAGGCCGAACAGAGTCTAGCCGATGCCCTGATGGATGACGAAGATAATGTCCTTCTGGACAAAGAGGCTATCTCTAGACTGAGCACCCTATGGCAGGAAGCCCAGAAGAAAAATGATCTTCACGGCCTATACCGGGTGGTCAGTCAAGCAGGGCGGGAAGCCAGGGCGGTGGTGAAGCAGAAAGCTCAGGCGAGTGTTACCGAAACCGAGGAAGCCGCCAAGGCCGCCAAGAAGGTCTCGGACGCCAGGAACGGTGTGCATGATATGTCAGTTGGCACCCCTTCCGGTGGAGGCAGCGGCGTTAAATCGAGAGCACAGATTGAAAAAATAACCAACCTCAATGACTTCAGCGATGAGGACTACGCAAAATATATCGCTGATGCCTAGGAGCAGACATGGCAATTGGCAACTTTAACCCAACGATTTGGACCAAGGGTTTCCTGGTAAATCTTAACAAAGTACACGTACACGCCGCCCTGCTGAATCGGGATTACGAGGGCGAGATTCAATCAGCCGGTGACACGGTGAAGATCAGTTCCATCGGTCGTGTAACCGTCAATGCGTATACCCGTAACTCTGGTCTTGGTGGCACCGACGCATCCCCGACCATCACAGCTATTCGCAGACCGGAGATTGCCGAAGGGTCATCCCTCTACCTGACAGTTGACCAGGAAGAGTATTTCAACATCGCCATTGACGACATCGATAAGGTGCAGCAACAGCCTAAGCTCATGGACAAATGGATGGCAGAGGCTTCCTACGCCATGGCGAATGAGATTGACCAGTTCGTGAACTCGGTGCTGCAAACGGGAGTAGCAGGAACAACGAATGGTACTGGAAACAGGCTCACTGCCAAGACTATCGGCGTGGGTGCTGGAGATGACGACTTCTACGAAACACTAGTAGACCTTGGTGTGAAGTTGGCTGAGAACGATGTGCCAGAGTCACAGCCCAAGTGGGTTGTTATCCCTCCGTGGGCGCATGGGATGCTCCAGAAGGATGTCCGCTTCACCAACTACGGTACGAGCGAGAACAGAAACACCCTTGCTAACGGACTGATCGGTGAAGCAGCCGGATTTGCGATCCATAAGTCTAACAACCTATCTGGCGCCACATCCGGGACTTTGGCGACCGCTGGTGGTGTTTACACCGTACTGGCGGGTGTGGAATCGGCAGCCACCTACGCAGAGCAAACCATGAACATGGACGCCTTCCGGCCCCATGACGGATTCAATGACGCTATCAAGGGATTGCAAGTCTACGGGGCGAAGGTCACTAGGCCATTTGCGCTTGCTTCTGTTGAAGTAACCCAGGCGTAAGGAGAACTGAGCAATGGCAACTACAGCGATTACCGTTGAACGGCTGACGATCAACGCAATTTCCACCGACTTCCCCACTGCGGGGTCAGGGTCTGGGAACAACATAGTCGCCACGACTCCAACGGATGGATGGGTTATCAGCCCTGAGTCTGGTGGAGTCCTGGATGACAAGATAATCATCCGGCTGGTAGCTGATGGTTCCGGTGACACCGTGACTGTCACTGCTGGAGACCGGTATCCGGCGCAGAGAGCCGACCTAGGGAACTTAACCCTCACCTTGGCGGCCTCCGATGTGGTCTACGTGACCATAGAGATGAGCCGCTTCATGCAGAACGACGGGACCGTCATCGTCACAGCGACTGATGCGGGAACAGTTCTGACTGCGATGGGGCTTCCCTTAGTCGGGTAATCACAGCGGAATGCTGACCCCTAATTAGGGGACACTCGGAATGAGGAGATTACAAAATGGCAGCTCCCAATAAGGGACATGATTTACCTATCAGGCGTGTTCACGTAAACGCTGGCTGGAAGTGGGCACACGAAGTCGGCACTGACTACTGGCTCCATCCTACCAACGGCCTTGACCAAGCTGCGGCTGCTTCCACTGCACTAGGACCTCTGTTGGCTGAGAACGGCTGGGTAGCCACCTCACTGACAAATACAGCTGGTTCCGCTGCGGACTTCCGTGGTGGAGTCTTCACCCCAGGTACTGGTAAGAACCGGGACGGGTCCTTCGTGGACACGGGAATCCCAAGCCACTTCCTGACCAACGCCAGTGGTGACTTGCTTACCTCCCCGTCCATGTTCGGTAACGCCGATGACATGGAAGCAGCGGCTGAACTTGCTGGTATGCGGAATCTCCCCAATATCTTAGGCCTTAGCTGGTGGGGGGCCATGACGGTTCACTCAGCGGCTGAACTCAACTCTGGATGGGGATTCGTAGAAGACGGCGGAAGCCCTGACACAGCTGCTGACGCCATCGTATTCCTGTACTCCGACAGCTCCAACTTTGCGATACAGACCAACGGGACAATCGTTGGCTCAGCAGGTGCTGCGGATGATGCGCTCTACCATAAGTTCCGCATCGAGATAGACTTCAACGGGTTCACAACCTGGTGGATAGACGGAGCCTTACAAGAGCGTAACGATGTGGACATCACGGACGACCAGTTCCCGTGCCGCTTCGGGTTCCACGCCTTGACCACCAACCGCCCCACATTAGGCTTGACCCACGTCTACTATGACTGGGGTTCTGGCAGGTCTCAGTAATGGCTAAAGAGCTAACCCCACGACAGCTTCGAGAGCGTAAGGCTTATGAGGCTGAGAAGGCCAAGGATCAGCCTCGGATGTCCCGTGCCCAGGAGAACCGGGCCTTCTTTCGCAGGCAGGCGGGTTGGCCTCCAGAGCGGGTGAAGTAAGATGGCACACCCAGAAACAGAACCTCAGCCTGGTGTTAATTTCGGCACCCAGCAAGAGGTATAACCCTAAAACCATAGCAGGGCTGAAGGCCGGGATTGGGAAACTGGTCCCGGCCTTCTCAGCATAGGAGGCAGAAATGCCAGGAGCAAGATACTCGGCGTCTGGTAACAACACCCTAACCAGCACCCCAGGAGACACATGTCTCAGCTTGGTGGGAATCACTGCCAGTCTACGCCGGTCATGGACCTACGAGTTAATCTTCGGCAATGAGGGTACACCCGCCGATCAAGTCCTAAACTGGACTGTTCATAGATGCACGGCAGAAGGGACAGCGACTGCGGTTGTACCCACACGGTTAGACCTCGCTGACGCAGAGTCTGACATGAACGTGGGAGAGAACCACACAGCAGAACCCACGTACACATCCACTGAGGAACTGCTGGAGTATCCCCTTAACACTCGTGGCACGTTCCGTTGGGTGGCTACTCCAGGTAGTGAGATTGTAACCCCTGCCACCAACGACGCTGGTTATGGGATAGTTGCATTCCATGCCTCCATCACGACCGATTACCGTGCAACTGCCCTGTGGATTGAATAATGCGTACCCCAGGTGGATACCTGATAGTCACTGACCCAGGTGCGCCAGTTTACGAGCAAGATACCTTCACCTGTATCCATTGCAACCGGGTAGTTCTCGTAAAGCCTGGCATGACCATTACGGACTTCGCATGGTGCAGGAAGTGCATGAAGCCGGTATGCGAGAAAGAGCGATGTCAGGTGGTCTGCGTACCATGGGAACGGCAGATGGAGATTAACGAGGCTAGGGGAAAACTACACCGGGCCATGGATGAGGCGTGGAGGAATTAAATGGACGGAACACCAATCCAACCAGTAAACATAATCGGGAACGCTGCCTTCCACATGCAGAACTTCATGGCAGCATTGAATGAAGAGGCCAATAAAGTAGTCTCTCTAAATGAGCGTCTCAACAACGTCAACAAGGTGCAATATGAGAAGATGAAGGACCTCATTGCAAGACTGGAAGAGGGAACCCTGGTTGCTGAAGATATAAGCAATAGTCCCCAAGGGTGGGAGCTGATGGACCCGAGGCTCCCGCATGAGGAACCAGCCTCAGTGAATGCAACTCAGGCCAAGAAGAATGGCAAAGGGAAGACTAAAGATGTTGCTGCTACAATCGCCACCTAGAGCGGAAGTTCGGACATACGAATTTAGTCTATCTCGGTCGGCATCCAACGCTTGTGGAAGCATGAAGATGCGTTGGCGTGATGGACTGGACGAATGGCTCTGTGACCGAATCCGTGGGAAGTGCCAGGCGGTTGGTGCCGACCCGAATACCGGGAAGATGTATATCCGTGGTGAACTCACCATCAAAGAAGAGAATGGAATTAATATAGCCCAGATATACCGTGACCCCGAGGCTCCTCCACAGGAACATGTGGAAGGGGTTCAGAAGCCATGGCAGTTCACTCGGCTCTGCTACAATCGTGAAGGCCGATCCATGCGGTTCAGGAATCAGGATACCGGGGAGTTGGTCCATGTCTTGGATTACCGTGGGGATTACAACTTGACTTGGAGAGACTCTGGCCCACATGTATTCACCCAAGGTCCAGCTACCCTGGTTAATGAGATTTCTCCTGGACTATATGAAGCAGTCTACTTCTACGAGGGATAGATGGCAAATGAACTTATACATGGCAGTGTAGGTGTGGCCCTTACCCAGGCTGAATGGGAGGCCGTGGGTGCCCACGTCTTTAATTGCCAAGCCACTGGAGACATGGTATACGCCTCGTCTTCCACTCAACTATCCCGTGTGGGAATAGGGACAGCCGGGCAGCACCTAACGGTGACTTGTGTTTCCTGCGACCTTCTCCCTACTTGGAGCACGGTCACGGTTCTTGCAGCGGCTTCACAGACTGAACAGGAAACTGCTTCCTCTACCACAGTAGCTGTCACCCCTGGTGTTCAGCAATTCCATCCTTCGGCTGCAAAGGCGTGGGTTACTGACAACACCAGCAGTTGCAGTGCCAACGCTTCTTATGGTGTATCTGGAGTATCCAGTGGTGCTGCTGGTATACAGACTGTCACATGGAGTGCTGCTTTCCCTGGTGGATGCACATATGCAGTTGCTGGGACTTCGTTTGACCCAGCAGGTGTGCCACACAACGCCATTACCTGCCCCGCAGCGTGTACGGTGATAGTCCATCAGCGTAATAATTCTAATGCCCTAGCAGATTCCGTCTATGGCATCGTTGCCTATGGGCCGTTGGCATAATGCAGATAATAATTTTTACGGCAGCAGACGGAGCATTATGGGTGATGAGGCCCATGTATAACGACGGGGCACGACCTCGGAAAGCGGAATATGCCGACCTGACACCACCCGCAATACCAGCCGGGGAAACGTCCGTCACGGTAGGGGATGTCACTGTGACTCTCGATGATACGACGGTGGGTGGCACCACCATCTACACCGATACCAAGACTGAATGGTTAAATCGCTTTATCGCAAAAGGTGTCACAGCCCCAGATGCGGCTATCCCGCTTCATGCTGACACCGCCTACCATCTGGTCGATGGGAGTGACGTTCCGGCAGACCACTCGTGCAACCTGCACTGTGAGTTCCGGGATTCCTGGGAGTGGAATGGCGGGGTCAAGGTCAATATGGTGAAAGCGAGGCTTCAGCACATGGCCCGTATCAGGGCTGTACGAGATGCTGAATTAGTGAAGTTGGATATACCGTGGATGAAGGCCGTGGAGACTGGGAACACCAGTGACCAGGCTACGATAACCACCCAGAAACAGACGCTTAGAGACTTACCTACCACGTTCAGTCTGGATAGCTATGCTGACCCCGTTGCCTTAAAAGCAGCATGGCCCAGTGAATTACCGGCGAGGGAGTAGTTATGGCTAACATGGGGCCGTACTTGGCTGAGAAGTACACCAAGATGATTGAGATAATCACCAACGACTTGGGCA